CTGCCATCGGTCATGATGGTTCCCAGATACGTTCCCATTTGCGCCGTAGGGCCGTTGGTAATGTCAACCTTGTTGACGTAGGTATTACCTATCAACTCAAGTTCAGTGGTTCCTGCGCCAGTGCCGCGAGCCGTATCAGACGACCAGAACGGGCCGCGCGATATCTGCCCTGTCGAACAAAGGATAGTTCCCGTCGCCGGGGTTGCGGGCGATCCCGCTACCTCAAACGTAAACGTAGTCCCGCTGCCACTTGTAAGTGTGTGGTAGCCGTTATACGCAGCCTGAGTCGCGCCAGAAATGAACACAACCGCATCCGTGGTTATGTTGTGATTCCCGGTCGTCGTAACCGTAGCCGTAGTTCCGCTGCGCGTTATGCTTGCGACCACAATAGAGCGTTTCCAGCCGAAAATGTCATACAACTTGTTGGCGGCAGATGCGGCAGGAGAGTAATTCGTATCCGCCAATGTCTGCGAAAGCTCACCAATTGTATACGCGGAGAAAGCCCCAGAGCCGCTATTTAGCGTCAGGATCAATCCGCCCACGTAATAGATCGTCGTAATCGCAGAATAATTTGCGACCATGTTACGGACGCCAGATGCAAGACTTAAGCGCCCGTCGCCGGATGCGATGCCAGCGCCACCGCCTGCACTTCCGCCGCTACTCAAAATCAGGTTTTGTAAATCTACGCTCAGGTCATCGAATTGCACAGAACCATCAAGGTAATCAACGCTGTCTGCATCAGACATATCCACGTCGCCGGTAAACGTCGCATCCCCTGAAACGGTCAAATCTGTTTCAATAATGGTTGTTCCAGTGCCAGTGACCGTAAACGCTTCGCCCGTGGTAAGCGATATCGTTGTATCTGTGTTGAAATTGGTAGCACCGTTAAATGTCACAGTCCCACTGAATACAGAGCCGTTGCCCGTAATGGTTATGGATGTAAACGTGCCGGAGCCGCCGCTGTCATCGGGGCCGATAACATCATCCACCGTGTAGATGGTCACATCAGCCGAAGTCTTGACGACAAACTTGTATGACACACCGGGCGTTAGCCAAAGATCGCATTCGCCGCGAGAGTCGCAGATCACTGGATTGGCATTCAGAGTGCCATCGTAGTCAGAATAAGTAGCAATCGGCGTGCTTACAGAACCACCCTCGTAGGTGTAGACCTTTGCGCCATTCGCGGGAACGCCATTAAGGTAAACCGTAAACTTTGGGGTAGGGGTTAGACTTTTTGCCATGATAAATTCCTATTGTGGTATCAAATCAGACATTAGCCCATATCCGCCAACGCCAGCCCGTGACGCGGTAGAAGCCGAATATCCACCAAACGAATTAAGCAACAAACGCTTTGCCATTCCTAGCTTCTGTTCTTCCGGCAAAATACCTTTTTGTATCTTGTCCAAACTAGCGGCCACGGAGTCCATTTCCGACTTGGTTGCAATCCCGGATCCTTCTAAGAACGGGCGCAAATTGCGCGAGAAGAAATCAGACGCGCCTCTAGTGGTTGCCATGTCACCCAATACCTGACGGGCCGCTGAAACCATTTGCACTTTTGCCTGCGGTGACTGATTGATTGCCGGAATAACCTTTGCCCATAATTCAGTATCGCCGGACTTAATAAGGTCAACAGCCCTCTGTGCTGGAAGCGCCTTTCTTGTCAGCATGGAAGCGTCTTTTTCAGCCTCTGCCGCAAAACTCTTTGCTTGCGCCAAAGAGCGTTCAGAAGCCTCTAGCCTAGACGCATAGCTATCTATCAATCGCTTAGTTGTGCCAGTCTCGTTGAGCCATTCTGCGTTGTCGTTTCTCCACGCACGAACCGCTTGCGAATTTTTACCCGCTAGTTCTCTATTTGCATAAGCGAGCGCGGCATCCTCAACCTGCCTCGGATTACCCGTCAATTCCTTTAGTGCCTGAACGCTTGCACGAGTCTTGAAGAACGACGCCGGAATTGCAGACGGGTCTGGATACTGCCCTTCTCGATATTGGTCGAGCGCAGTTACTTTCTTGCCAAGGCGTGAACTGAATACCTCAAGTCCTTGCGTTCTTGCGGCATAATCTTCAAGCAACCTTTCCTGCGGGCCACCGCGACCACCGGCATACGACTTCTGCAATTCTGACAACATGCCGTAGTATTTACGCGCTGTATCTGCGTCTATTCCGGCATATCCTTCTGGAGGCTTACCGCGAAATACCTCGCCTAATTGTCTACGCAAATCGTCTATACGCTGGAATGTAACAGGAGAGCCATCTTGTGTTTTTACGGCAGCAAGAATATTTTGGAATCCTTTTGCTACCTCAGGTGAACGAACACCGGGCGCAAGCTCTCGCTCAAGCGATGTAACAATATCTGCATAAATAGGCAGGTCTTTAGGGTATTTTCCAGACGCTTCCATTTGCCTAACAATAGAATCCCTAGCCAGTTCATTTTCCTTAAACTGCGCAGCACGAGTTTGCAGCGCCGCCTCGTTTCTCTTAAGAATGGCGTTTTGTAGTTCGCTGCCGATTTCAGCCATGTTTCTTTCTTGTGCCGGATATCCACCGGCATTACCAACATTCTGCCCACGCAAGGAGCGCATCAAATTCATGTCTGCGTTATTCATCAGGCGATTACCTTCTGCGCCCATGATGCTGCCGACATTCTCAAGAGATTCGTTTGATTTAGCGCCGCCTCTTACCTCGGTTATGGCCTGATCTAAAAACTCTTGTTCTTTGGCAGACAAAGGTTTAACGCCTGCGTTTAGCTTTTCCAGCAAGGCGCGAGCCGCTTCCTTTTTAATCTTTGATTCAAAACCAAGCGCAGGAACATCCATTTTCCATTGCAATAATTTTTTAACACCATTCAATGTTTCACCAGTAACGCCGCCCGCAACAAACCTAGCGGCCTCTGCCGGAATACCTTTGCCGCCCGCCGCCTCAACAACTTGCCCTGCGGTTTCGCTTGCGAGTCCAGACGTTGCGCCCGTAATTGCGCCTGCCGGTCTACCGATAGACCTAGCCATACTGGATGCAAAAGATAGTGGCCCTCTAAGACCTGAGATTGGCGCAGGCATACCAGATGCAACCGTGGCCGCACCTTGCAGCAACTCAGGCGCTACAGCGCCTAATGCGGCACCAGTAACTCCCGCACCGCCAATGGTTGCGATTGCCTCGCCAGCAGATTGCGGATTTATCCTACGTTCGCCTTGTCTGCGAATCATGGGATTGCCAGTAGCAGCGCCGCCCGCAGTCGTAGAAAACTGAGATTTTGCATACTCAAGGGCTTGTTCCTGAGTAGCACCTTCGGGTGCGTTAATTACAAACTCTTTACCCGATGGGTCTTTTACAATAAATTCTGCCATTATTTCGGCCTTATTGACCATCCATCTTGAGTTGTAGGATTACCCGATTTTGCTTCTTCCATTAACATTTTAAGCGTTAAATTTGGTCGCGTATTTTGCAAAGAGCCTAGTTGTAAAACTTCATTTACAGTAAATGGAACATGTTTTCTTATTTCATCCAAAGCCTTACTTGCCTGCGCTTTTTGCGTTTCAGAAACACGCGGATTTGAAAGAATTACCTCATACCCGGCCTCAACTACTTGTCTCGTTTCAGCTAGTTTTAGCAATTTTGTAAAATGAGTATCGCCCTCTTTGAGCGTTACGTTTTGCATCATGTGCATAAGCGCATTACTAGGCGCAAGACCAGAAGATTCGATAGCTGCCATTGCGCGTTGAATGCCGGTAGTTAATACGTTGTATGATTGAACGTCTTGCGTTGTAAGTGTGTTTGTTAGAGCTTCTTTACCGGCTTCAAACAAACTCTTGCCCTGCACCCTTCCGCCAAAAATACCGGACGATGCAGTAACAGGAAGCTTGACTATATTGCCAAGGGCTTTTGCAACCTGATTCCCGCCCATAAGGACGCGGTTAAGTTGTGCTGATTCATTAGCCCCCAAAACACCAATACGAGTTTCACCGGGAGAAGGTGGAGGCCGCGCAACATCTGGAGGAACCACTCTAGGATCGACGCCGGGCCTTCCAGAACCTTGAACAAAAATAGGCTTACCATCAGGGCCAATACCGGCTTGAAGTCCGCCAGTATATACATTCATAGGCTCAGGATGCGTGCTCGCCTTCTTAATAGCGTCATCAAACACGGCCCTGCGCGGATCGTCAAGAGGTAACTTATCCCGCTCTGCTATCAATTTAGACAAATTAGTAGCCCCTTTACCCGGCGCACCAGAAAGTTGATTTAGCACTTCCGGTATGGCTTTGTCTGGATTAGCCATAATCGCAGCAGAGCGCAACATATTGGGATTGGGAACATTGATGCCTATTGGCTTGTCGCTTCCAGTCCTCAAGTTCTCCAAATACTGTCGTTTTGCTTCTTCTCTTGCCGCATCTGCATCAAGCATTACATTGCGCGGAGTTCCTTCTTGCATTGCGCCTTGATAACCGCCATCGGAAAACAGCCGCAACAGCGCGTTTTGGCCTTGAAGTTGCCTATCCGCCAATTGCGCCCTGCGTTCCTGCTCTCTAACCTGAGCCATCCTTTGAGCTTCCAATGCCGGTAGCGCGGCAATTTCAGCCTCATACTTGCGCATCTGCAACGGACGCAAAGCGTTCTCATGCTCCATCTTGTTCTGATTTAACAACTGCTCCTGCTCAAGCAATTTGTTCTTCTGCATCATCTGCTGAAACTGCATGATCTGCGCCAGCATATTCATACGCTGGTCAGGCTGCGGCCCCTGCGCCATCAGGGGTATTCTTGCGTCAATTTGCATTAGTATCCCCTCCGAGCGAGCATCGGTAGCAATTGGTCGAGCATTTCATTTTGCTGGTAGTTGGCCAATCCGCCTTGGAGCGCGTTACCCATGCCCACGTATCCACTTGCGCGAGCGTTTCCAGCACCCATCAGGTTGCCTGCTTGCCCTGCCGCCGTGTTCTGCCCTAACTGCGCCGTGGTATTGGTTGCAGCTTGCCCTGTGCCTGCAAGTCCGGCCAACCGGTTATAGACGTTGTTGAATTCGTTACTGGCAAAGTTCTGGTTGTAGTCCGTTCCCGCCTTCATAGCCGTGCCGGAATAGAACTTACCCCCCGCACGCAGACGGTTATCCAAAGCCTTCTGCCCTTCTGCCTGCCGGAACTGATAGCCGGGGTCTAGCGCCATTGTGTCAAACTGCTTCCCCGGCGTCGTCAGGTCGGTCAACTGCCCTACCGCTGTAGCCCCTGCATTGCGCCACGGCGCGAGGTCTGCCCTGTTCTGGTTGTACATGCTCAAAAGGGCATTAGAAGCCTGTCCTGCCAAGTTCTGCTGCGCTCTGGACGCAAGGTAAGATGATAGGGCTTGGCCGCTGCTGCCGAGCAACGCAGACAGCAGATTGCGGTTCTTTAGAAGGTCGGTAATGTTGAATCCGCCACCCGCAGAGCCGCCCGCCGTTGGGAACGGGTCGCCTGCATTGCCTCCTACGCCACCAGTGGCCCCACTAAAATCTGCGCCACCGGAAGAACCGTAATAATCGCCGCTAAGGTCGGCCAATGACGGATCTGAACTCCACGGGGCAACGGCTTCGCCGGTATCAATTAAATTCCACAAATCGCCTATGTCCATACTGCCTCCTGTTCCTACGCTACCCGCCGCAGCACCAGCCGTTTCAGCCATCGGCGTGCCAACAGTTGACGAAACACCGTAATCCGTAGGTGTGTATCCTGAAAAATCAGATGGGATTATTTCACCACCACCCAACACCGAGCCAAGACCGGCACCAGCAGCGCCCGCTACGAGCTTCCATCCGTTATCGTCTATCCAGCCCAAAAGACCGCCCGCGTTGCCATTGTAATTCGGGCCGTAATATCCCGACTGCGGATTGGTTGGCTGGTAAAAAGGCACGCCATTTTCGTCAACTCCATACTGGCCTTCACCAAAGTATTTTTTGTAATACTCATCTCGGTTATTAGCGCCGTAAAAGTCGTAATTACCTTCGTTACCTTGACCTATCAGCGGAATAAGTCCGGGGTTAGCCTGCTTCCATTGCTCAAGTTCGTCATAGCCTTCTTCGTTATAGCCAAGTTGAGCGCCGGGGCCGTTATAAGAATCGTAATAAGTAGCCATGTCTAAGCCCCAAATATTTGATTTGCAAGAATGTTCGTTGCGGAATCAGAAATGATTGAATTTACTATTGAAGTGACATTTGCAGTGTCCTGCAATTGAGCGACGCCAACAGATGAAATCGTGATATCTCCGGTAATCGTATAAGCCACCGGCACGGATGCCGCGTTTCCAATCCAGATTCGACCTAACGGAAGCGACGCCAAAGGCGCTACATTCGTGCCAAGCCCCTCCCAAAATTGATACCACTCGCGCAGCGGCCTGCCCCCCTGATCTTGCAAAGACAAGCCAGATTGAGGAATGGGGATTTTTACTTGAGTAGCCATTACGTAGACCTCAATCCCAAGTCAGCGCCGATAATGACGCGCTTAACGGGATCGGAAATCTCAGCCCAATATACGCGGGAATTAGGGTAATGGACACGCCCAAGACGATTCCACTTTGCGCGTGCGCTGTATTCCCCAACAGCACCCATCGAACGGCTTATCTCATTACCCCACGTATGCCCGTTGTCGTTTGACCATTTCAACATAATTTGCGGGTCTTCTTCACCCACCAGGCCAACGCCCGCTTGTATGTCAATAGTCAAAGAAGAATGCCCGTAAGACCTTTCGGAACTGTTAGCTATAGGGCCACAGACACGGATTGCCGGCAACGGGTCGCCATCATCGTCATAAATGTCCAACGATAGTTCCAGTATGCGCCCATCCTCAAAATCGCCTATCAGATGCGCATCATTAAAATACAGATAGCAATTAGCCCTGTGTCTTTGCAATTGACCGTTCAGATTGTCTCGCCATGCCCTGCGATGCCACATATTAGATGCAACATCATATACCCACGTTTGATTACCAGAGGGGAACTGGAACCACACAAAAACATGCCCTTCTTCTTTTTGCGTCCAAGTAATGCAATCTTCAACCGTAGAAAACTGGTTGATCGCATATTCAATGGCATGGGTAGACACGCGCACAGGTGTATAGCCTTGAAGCCGCCAAACAACCTTATCGCTGCCAAGGAAGAACACAGAATTATCGGCCTTGCACATTGCCGCCGGGCCTGCAACGCCTGTTTCTATAGTGCTGCGTCGGGCAAACGTAAAAGTAGCATCACCAGAGTTATACCAAACCTCGACGGTTTCTACGCCGCCTAACAACAATTCTTGGTGGTCAACAATCAGGCTTAAAAGGTTGTCAGGCGAAGTCTCAGCAGAGGCAAAGTCCGCACCGTCCCAAGTCGTGCCATCCGTTGAAATCCAGAATCGCTGAGTGCCGCCCTCAATCACGATAAACGTGTTGTCCAGCAAATCGCACCGCACCGGGTCTGGCGGAAAATCTGGGTCTGCAATCTGCGCAAACGTAGAGCCTGAATACGTGAACGTATAGCCATCTTGCCCATCGACAATCAACAAAACAAGCCCGTTGGTTGCCATCGACACATAACCTGTAGTCGTATTCAGCGTGCCTAATTCCACAGAGGCATAACTGGTATTCACGGAGTAAAGTTTATCCCCGCTTACCCAATATGATGTGCCATCATACTCAAAGCATCCACGAACCGGCGCGGCGGCAGCCAGCGTTTCACGCGAAACCGTCCCCGGCGTGCCTAATAGGGCGAGCACGCTCTTGCTGTTTCCCGGTTCTACTTCGGGATACAGGTTTATCGTTTGCGAGCCATTCACGTTAACGCTTCTAGCGGAATAGGCATCGCCTACAAAGGGGAATTTCATCCTGCGTATATGTTCCAGACGTAAGAAGTATTCATAACACCTACCTCAGTTTGCAGCACACCGTTAGGCGCATTCTGAGTCTTGAGCCAGCGGCGGTAATTCGCGGCCTGCTGTCTCACGCTTGGCGGCGCTTCATGACCATATTCAGGCGCAAGGCGTTCGGCCAAGGTGAATTCGATGACGCCTTGATAGCCCTGCGGCAACGACAGGCTGGTAGTCAGGTCGGTAAACTGTTGTAGAATCTTGCGGCTGCACAGGTGAAACGTCAGACCGGAATACGGCTCGCAGTCAAAGACAATGTTTCCTATCGGATAGGACGTGTCGTAGTAAACCCACGACGGCATCGTCGTTACGCCGGGAACAGGAATGCCCACCATTGCCGGTTGATTTATAATCTTCACCGGATAGCGGATACCCGCATTCTCGATATAACAACTGTTTTCCAGTGATATCGGCCTGTCAGTCTCAAAGTCTGCGGCAGGGTCATCGTAAATCGTGTATTCACGCTGCCCCGCGACAAGCGGGAAATCCTCGTCCACGATGTTGTAAATCATCAACCGTTGAAGGTTGAACGATTCCATCATCTCATTTAGCGCATATAGACCGTCAGAGGCATCCTCGGCACTGAGGGTCTGCCCTACCTCGTAGTCGCCATTTAGCCTCATGGCGCGGGTAATCATTTGGAGTGCGGTTGGCATTACGCAGCCTTTAACTTGTAAGTGGTTCCTTTGCTCTCAGCCTTCCATTCGCCTTCCCACGTCTTTACTCCGGTATGCGAAAGTTTCAGACCTTCTAAAGCATAAATTTTGAATCCTGC